GTGTTACCCAATGTACTTGAGCATTTCCAAATATAGAAACGTTTCCAATATCTTGATTTATAAGTACATCCACATCATCTCTAACCCATAGTTCACCACCACTATATTCATCAAGTGAACCAAATTGCATTAAAATTGTATAATATCGTTTTCTACCAAGATTAGTCTTTCCTTCTGAAACATCATCTATATGTGGTTTGAATTCAAATCCCTTTGGGTATTTTTGAACAATAAATTCCCATCCTAAATTTACAATTGGTAGATTTAACTCACCAATCCAATTCAGTATTCTTTCATTTATCCAATTATAGTTGGGTGAGGAGTTCCAAGGTAGATGTTCTGCTAAATTATGACCTCCTTTAGGGTCATGCTTTCCATCATTTATATCAGGATGATATGTACCAATTATTCTATCTTCTAATTTAGTAATATATCCACGAATTTTGTGAATCTCTTCTTTTGTAAATAAAACTTTTTGATGTAACATTTATTTTATTTTAAGCCCATGCTGAACATAAACCTCTTTCTTTGAATTCACACCAATCACAAGGTTTACCTTTGTTGGTAGGAAACTCTGTTTGTATTATCTCACCATTCTCACCAAATACCGAATCAACAAACCCCATAAAGTTCTTCCATGCCATATTCATAGATGGAGTACCATTAGCAGGAACAAACTTAGATATTCTTGGAATAGGAAAATCAGCACCTTCCCATAATTTTCGTTTGAGGATTTGATATTCTACTTTAATCTTATTAAGAGGTATATCATACTTCTCTGAATAAAACTTCTTGTATAATAACATTTGTGAGGTTTTTACTTTATCATTCTTTTGGTACTTGTTCCAACCTCTAGTAGATGTTTTTAAATCAATGATAATATAATCTTGGGTAGTTTTATCTTTTAGAAGTACATCAATGAAACCAATGAAGTTAACACCAGGTTTAATCTCAGCATTCAATCTCTGTTCTATTGCAATTAGTTCAAATCCACTTTTAGTGTATAACTTATCTAATTTACTTGTAAAGTATTTTAAGATTGCTTTACCATCTTCAAAGAACTCACCAAGTTCTGCTTGGGTACATGGGTCATCTTCACCCATCTTTTCTTTATATTTCTTGAAGTGTTCTACAAGTTTATCTTTTAACATTGATTCAAGAGGGAGTTGAAGTGCCTGTTTCTTAGTTATATTATACATTACATCTAAGAAATGTTGAATCACTTCATGCATTGCACTACCAAAAATAAGATGAATATTAGCATTACTAATACCTAACTTATCAATATAATTTAATTTGTACTGTTGCTGGCATGAACTATACATACCGTACTGAGAATAACTTACTCTTGCCATACTTTTATGTTTTATTTACTATGTAAATATACGAAAAATATTTGACATATCCAAATTTTTAAACCTTTAATTTCAGTTTTGTTATTTGTTTTTTATCGATACCATACTTTTCACAAATATACTTTATATTTTCTCTACCTTCTTTTGTTGCATAAAGTATTTCACAATAATCTTCTGCTTCTTTTGAAGAACACATGAAATCTTGTATTAGTAAATCAACTAACCAAGATTCATACTTGTTAGTTTTTTTACCTTTAATATATCTCATGTAATATCTACCCTTTGGTAAGATACCAATAAGAGCAAGGTATAGTTGTTTGGGTTCTAGGGTTTGTGTATATGGTTGTATCTCTGAAAGTATCTCTATCCAATTAGGATTCATAGATAAGAAACGATGAACCATATAATTACTCCATGTTTTTTTGTCTGCATCTGTTAATGCATCCCAATACTTTGGATTTTGAACAGAAGTTACATTTGTTATGTGGTCAAATAATGTTTTAGTTGCCATTTCCTTTTAATTCTTTTGGTAATAATTCTTGACAAATTTCTCCACAATCACCACAAAGGTATAACTCTACTGGTATGATTGCATCATTTGGTGTACCTGTCACTATTTTAGAAATCTTTAAGAATTTAGTACCTGGTATAAATACAGTACCTCCACAATTCTGGCATTTAATTTCCTTTGCCTTCGATAAATCTATCTTTGGTTGTTTTGGTGGGGGTGTGTTTCCACCACCATTATTCATTCCTATAATCTTTGCCATAATTTATTTATTTAATCGAACCATTGAGAACGGTCTGTTTTTACATTCTTAACACCTGTCTTTTTTAACATTTCGTGTTCTTTATCTTTCCACTCTTTATTTTTAATCTTATCGATAGCTTCTAGTTCATTCTTCCTACCAATATCATTAGCCGTTTTTAACTCCTCATCAGTTATTTCTTTACCTTGTTGTGCTAATGATAATGAAGCGAATCTTTTAGTGTGATATGAACTAAGAGGTTTAGTAAATTGCTTTAAGTAAGCAGTTTTAGAATCCAAATATTCCAAGAACATATCGAAATCTTTCTCAGCTATTTTATCTAACTCTTTATCAGATAATGGATTATTTGGGTCATACTTCATCATAAAATTGCTACTATTTGTATTATACAACTCATAAATGTAATTTCTTTATCTACTACTAACGCATCTTTAGATTGTGATTCTGAAAGAATTAAGATAATATTAGAGGTATTCTTATCACCATACTCTTCTACCTTTTCATACAAGAATGTATATAGTTCTGTAAAATCTTGTGTACGAGAATCAGCAACTGCTTGTCTAATATTCTTCCATTTGTTTTTCTTATCATCATTTGATTTAAGAATCTCTACCACCTTTGATTTTAAATCTGAATCGATTACAGAGGTTGTATCGAGTTTTAATTCTCCTTTGGATGCATTTAACTGACAAGTATTGATAATCTTTCTAATATCAGGATATGAACTATCAATGATAGGTACAAGGTCTGCTGGTTGAAACTTAATCTGTTCTCTACCTAAAATCTGTGATATTTGAACTGCAACATCTTTTTTAGTTGGAGGTACAATCTGAAACTCTTGTGTTCTACTTCTAATTGGTGAGATTACTTTCTCAACATAATTACAAGTTAGGATAAATCTACAATGTCTTGAAAACGTTTCCATTAAGTTTCTTAAAAGTGCTTGTGCATTTGGTGTCATATAATCAAACTCATCAAGTATGATTATTTTCATATCTTTGAAACCAACAGTTGAAGCAAATCCTTTTACTTTATTACGAACGGTATCTACATTATTTTCATCAGATGCATTTATAATGATATGGTCACAATCAATTGAATTTACAATTAACTTAGCTAATGTTGTTTTACCTGTACCAGCTTTACCGAAGAATAAAAGATGAGGGATTTCTCCACTTTCAAGATAATCCTTTACCTTATCCTTTAAATGTTCATTACCAACGTATTCTGTTAGTTTAGAAGGTCTGTACTTCTCTACCCATAGAGAATTTGCTACCTTATTTGGTTGTGTGTTATTATCTTCGAAAAATGCCATATTAAAATGCAGAGTTTTTTACTTCTTTACAAAATTCTCCTAACTTTTCTAATTTAGTAATTAGTGATTGTTTTTGATTTTCATCAATACCTCTGTTTTGATTTCTGTTTAATTCACCGATTAAATCTACCATTGATGTTGCTACGATTAGTAACGCATCTTCTTTTGAGTTCAGAAAATTATCTGATACTCTAAACTTTTTTGCTATTTCTTGTAAGTTTGCCATTTTATCTATTATTATTTGTTATACAAATATACGAAAATTATTTGGACTTTCCTAATAATTTCATAATTTTTTTTACTGTTTTTGGCCCTACCTCGATTTCATGGTAAGGAATTTTGTTTTCTTCTAATACTTTTTTACACAATTTATCTATCTCTAATGATTTTTCATAATCTTGAAATCTCTCATCATCATTGTGTACTGTTTCACCTCGTTTTAACAAAATATTGATACTATCATATTTTTTATGTAAATCAATAACTAAGTTATGGAAAGGTTCTCCATAAAATTCAGCAGGATATCCTTCTGTATAATATCTATGATAAATTGTAGAAAACATAATTGGTGAATCAATCACTATATAATCTACTTTATTATAACATTCTGCTATTCCTCTATGTTGGTTTGCAAATACATAAAGTTGGTCTGATATCGCTGGTATATTGTGGTCCCATGCTAATCTCTTTGGAAATTCATATGGGTTATTACAACTGATATGTTGTTTCTTTAGTTTGTAGGTGATTCCATTTGCTATTGAAGATTTTCCAATACCAGGTCCACCAAAGAGGTTTACTAATTTACTCATTTTTTATTTTTATGAAAAACAAATATAGGTTCGTACTTATACGATTTACCATCGTGTTTTACTGCATTTTTAATTCCACTTTTAGATGGGTCTAACCCAACCATTCTCGTCATTAACATTTTGAGTTTACCTTTGTACTCACATCCTAATTCTTTTAATATATCAATTGAATCTTGCTCTAATGGATAGTAAGTGCTATCACCTATCTTAATATCTGCAATATTCCAAAGGATATACCTATCGTTCCTCAGATACTCATAAATAGTAGTTAGAGTAGGTTTTAAGAAATTATCTCTCCAATTTTCATACTCACTATATGCCTTGAAAGATTGATTCTCATCTTGTGAATATTGCTCTCTATTGAAATAAGGAGGTGAAGTAAATGAAAAATCCAACTTACCTTTATATTTCTGAAACTCTGAATTATTTTTTATTAACTCAGAACCATCTTGAAACAACTCATAGGTGTTAGATTCGGTTTTAACATCAAAGAACGATGTAAGTTTATCTGAATGATTATCTACACAATTTTTATTATAAAAATATGCTACATATTCATATCTAGATTTATTTAACTCATGTAGATAGTTATCAGGATTTGGGTCTGTACCAACATAATGTATTTTCTTACGAGAACTCATAGCTCCTATAATTCTACCACCCCATCCACTTGATGAATCATAAACAGTTAAAGGTTCATTTTGTTTTATATGTGATGTGTATGTTTCATATAAATACTTAGCAGTTAATGCTGGAAAGTTTACAGCTGCTTGACCACAACTTAATCTTATTACTCTTAACATATTAGGAAATAATCCTTCGGTTTTATCATACCAACGAATCATGTAAGAATACTTAGTTACCTTACCACTTTTAGATGTTGAAGATTCTTCAATTGTACCTAAATTAGAAATTTGCCTTGAATTCAGGTAACCACTATCTACTAATTCTTTTACTTCCTTTGCTGATAGATATACATTTCCAAATCCAACATAATCATCGTTAAATGTTCCATAGTTATCAAATGTACTATCTTTTGATTTAGTTAAATAGATATCGTAATTTTTCCATTTACCTGTAAATACTTTTTTATCATGAACATCTTTGATAAATTCATATCCACTTTGACCATTCCAAAAAGAATTTTCATCTTTTTTATTAACAAGAGAACGAGACCAAACATACATAGAATCTCTTCGTACTGCTCTCCTCATTATCTTAATAAATTGTTCTTCCATTGTAGGGTCACCAAAATAATCATAAATAGATAAACCACCTTCGGCAGTTTTTCCGCTTGATATTTTAGTTTTCAACATTGTAGGAAAGAACTGATTTACAACTGCTGCATCTTTGTTGAAATTTTTGAGGATACCCAAAGATTCTGAATCTGTACTATCTTTGATAAGAAAATCACAATCATTAGATTTTAACTTACCAAATGATGAAATAATCTGATTATGATTTTTACCTATAACAGGTGGATTTCCAAACTCGTCCCATTGTTCAGTAACTTCTTTACGCAAAGTTTTTGCCCAATCTTGGAATTCAGAATCACTAGTGTCAAGTAATTCATGGAAAAGAATATTTGATTTAAAATCTACAAACTTATTTCGTTGATAGTAGTAGTTCATTACTTTTTATGGAAAACAAATATAGGTTCATATTTGTACCAAGTTGTTCCAACTTGAACTAAGTTTTTCATACCAGAATCTAAAGATTCTCTTTTGTTTACATTAGCGCCAATCATTGCTGCCATTGTCATCTTAAGTTTACCTTTATATTCAGCACCAAGTGATTCGAGAATATCAATTGAATCTTGTTCTAGTGGAAAGTAAATTGATTTACCAATCTTGATATCAGCAATATTCCAAAGAATGTATCTATCGTTTTTAAGATATTCATAAATTGTTGTTAGAGTAGGTTTTAAAAACTTATCTCTCCAATCTTCATACTGACCATAAGCTTTGAATGATTGATTTTCATCTTGAGAATATTGTTCTCTGTTAAAGTATGGAGGTGATGTAAAAGATAAATCTAATTTACCTTTGTACTTTTGAAACTTTGGATTGTTTGAGATTAGTTCTGAACCATCTTGGAATAACTCATAAGTGTTACCTTGCTTTTCTACTGCAAAGAAGTTGCTCATTGTTTCTGAATGTGTATCAACCACTTTATCATTATAGAACTTTGCCATATACTCATAACGAGAAATACCTAAATCATCAATAAAGTTATCAGGATTCGGGTCTGTACCAACATAGTGAACTTTCTTTCTACTACTCATTGCTCCAGCAATTCTACCACCCCAACCTGCTGATGAATCGTAAATATGTAATGGTTCATCTTGGTCAATATGATTAGTATAGTTTTCGTAAATCCATTTTGCAGTTAATGCAGGAAAGTTTACAGCAGGTTGTCCTAATCCTAATCTAAATGCTTGTATAATCTTAGGGAATATACCATCTGATTTTTCATACCATCTAACATTATATACATACTTAACTACTTTACCATTTTTCAATGTTTTTGAATCAGGTATATCACCAATGTTTGAGATTTGACTTTTATTTAGGAAACCTTCTTTTAATAATCTTCTTACTTGTTTACCAGTTAAGAATAGGATTGTTCCATATGTTTGTTTATTTTCATTTAGAGGTCCATACTTTTTAATAGATGCTTCTGTTGTTCGGTGAAGTACAATATCATAGTTATTCCACTTCCCTTTGAATATATTACCATCGTAAACATCCTTTACAAATTTATATGGTGTTTGTCCATTCCAAAAAGGATTTTCATCTTTAACAGTTGTTAATGAACGACACCATGCATACATGGAATCTCTCTTAACTGCTCGTTTCATTGTTTTTATGAAACCATCTTCTAAACTATCTTCTGCAAAATAATCATAAATGGATGTCCCACCATCTGCAGATTCACCAATAGAAATTCTAGTTTTTAACATTGTAGGGAAGAATTGATTCACTACACTTTGACTTTTATTAAAGTTCTTTATTATTCCTAGTCCTTCTTCATCTGTATCATCCTCCATGTAAAAATTACATTCATCTTTTTTTAACTTACCAAAATGACTTATAATTTGTTTTTCATCTTTTCCTTTAACAGGAGGTTGACCATCATTATCCCAAGCATCCACAACCTCTTTACGAATCAACCTTGCCCAATCTTCAAACTCACCATCAGTCATTTCAAGTAACTGATGATAAGTTTTTTTAGATTTAAATTCGGAAAATTTACTTACTTCGTAAAAATATTTTTTCATATAATTAGGTTTGTGAAATAATATTAACTCTGTATCTCTACAAGATAATAATTTGATTCATAGTTATCAATTGAAAAAGAAATATGTGCTAATCCTTGAGATGAAATCTTTAAGGTAGCATCTGTTGCTTCTTTGTTAGCAACTAATATCTCTTTTAGGTATGTTGCTGAGAATGAAACTGCATCTACATCTTTTTCACAAGTACAATCAACATCTATGTTAATTCTATTTGTATTGATATTAGAGTAACCTAGGATAATTTGTCCTTTGTTATCCTTACAAGTAAATGTAAAGTTATTTTCATCAGCTAAAGCTCCTTTTGCTTTGATAAACTTTGAGATAAAGTTTGAATCTAATTTAATTTCAACATTGAAATCTGGTAATTGTTTTAAATCTGGTACATTAGGGATAACAGATAAATCTGCTAACATATAATTTACAGATGTTGATTTATCTTTGAATTTCAAAGAAACTGGTTTACCATCAATATCATTGATATTGAAATCTACATCGTTACCAAGAACTGATAACATCTTTGTTAGTTTAGTTGTATCATATACACCAAACTCTGCTGAAGTTCCTTCGAACTCCTTCATACTTACACTTCCTAATACTGATTTATCATCAGAGATAAAAGAAGTTGTTAGAGAACCATCGTTTGATTCCCACTTTACAGATTCTACTAAACCTGCGAGGTTGTATTTTGATACAAACCTATTTAATGATTGTTTTTCCATTTTTTATTTAATTATAATTTATATTTGTACAAATATACGAAAAATATTTGAGAGTACCAAATCTTTTCATACTTTTTTTACATTCCTGGCATTTGCATCACAGGAAATTGTGGTTTTTCTTCTGGTTTATCCACTACCATACATTCAGTTGTTAAAATCATTGATGCTACCGATGCTGCATTTTCAATTGCAGTTCTTGTAACTTTCTTTGGGTCAATGATACCCGCTTCGAACATATCAACAAATTTTTCATTCTTAGCATCGTATCCACCACCATTCTGTTTGATGTATTCTAAAACAGAACCTTCAGTTACACCACAGTTTTTAAGAATCTGTGAAATTGGTGAAGCAAGTGCTTCTATGATTATATTGTATCCATTACAGAAAGAGTTACTTCCCTCACATGGAATATTCGCAAGAACATCTTGAATTTTAAGTAATGCAATACCACCACCTTCAACAATACCTTCTTCGATACCAGCTCTTGTGGCGTGAAGTGCATCATCTACTCTATCTTTCTTTTCTTTCATCTCAACTTCAGAACCAGCACCTATGTAAAGAACTGCAACTCCACCACTTAGTTTAGCTAATCTTTCTTGAAGTTTTTCTTTATCATAATCAGATGTTGCGTTTTCAATTTGAGATTTAAGATGTTGAATTCTTTCTGATATTAATTTTGCATCTCCCTTTCCATTTACAATAGTTGTATTATCACTTCCTATTGTAATCTTTTCACAAGAACCTAACATATCAATACTTGTTTCTGATAATTTATATCCAAGTTCTTCTGAAATAAAAGTACCACCTGTAATAATAGAAATATCTTCCATCATTCTTTTCTTTCTATCTCCGAATGCTGGTGATTTTATTATACAAAGATTTAATATTCCTCTCAACTTATTTACTACCAATGTACCAAGTATATCACTTTGAACATCATCAGCTACAATAACTAAAGATTTTCCTTGATTAGATATTTCTTCTAGTAAAGGTAACAAATCATTCATAGTTGTTAGTTTTCCATCATATAAAAGAATACATGGATTTTCTAATACAGAAGTCATCTTCTCCGGGTCTGTTACAAAGTGTGGAGATAAATATCCTCTATCAAACTGCATACCTTCAACAAGTTCCATTGAAGTTTCAATACCTTTTGATTCCTCAACTGTAATTACACCATCAGTACCAACCTTTTCAAATGCATCTGCAATAAGTTTACCGATTGTAGTATCGTTATTTGCTGATACAGTTGCAACTTGTTTTATTTTTTCTTTATCAGAACCAACTACTATTGCTTGTTTTCCAAGTTCTTCAACCACCACTTTAATTGCTGATTCAATACCTTTTTTAAGTTCCATTGGGTTTGAACCATTTTCAACTGATTCAAATCCTCTTCTTGCTATCTCTTGAGCAAGAACAGTTGCAGTAGTTGTACCATCTCCTGCCTCATCAGCAGTTTTGGATGCAACTTCTTTAACTAATTGAGCTCCCATGTTTTCAAATACATCTTCTAGCTCAATTTCTTTTGCAACTGATACACCATCTTTTGTAATATGTGGTGTTCCTTTTTGTTTCTGTAAAAGTACATTCCTACCTTTCGGTCCTAATGTAACCTTAACTGCATCTGCAAGAGTATCTAATCCATTCTTAAGGGATTCTCTTGCTTGTACATCAAATTTTAATTGTTTTGCCATTTTCTATTTATTTAATATTCGTTATCTCCATATGCTAATGGTTGAAATCCACCTGTCTTTGTCCACTCCTCATTTGGTACACCTACTTGAATAGATTCATCTGCTCCTTTATTACGAGAATCAAAGAACTCATTTTCAGTATAGGCATCTTCCATACCTAAATCAAATAATTCATCTGAACCATAAACTTCTTTATTATGTTCATTATCTAAAAAATCATATTCATTCCACACTTCGTTTTGTAGATAGTTTACCAATTCTTGTTCTGAATCACCCTCATATGGTGGTTCACATTTTCTTAATGCCTCTACGTTAACCTCAATCGGTTCACTTGCAGCTGAGATTGTCCAACTCTCAATTTTACGGACGTAAATCTTTTCACTCATTTGTTTTATATTTAATTTATTAATTTCAATTTTTGTACCATTTGGTATTATACTGACATTTTGTCATACAAATATACGAATAATTTTTGTTATATCCTAATTTTTTACCAAAAATTACTTGCATTTTTATTTATTTGTATTCGTTCTTCCTTTTCTTCACTATAAGGATTATCTTTTTCATATTGGATTCTTGCTTCTGCAATTTCAATGTAATCTTTTTCTCTTTCAATACCTATAAAATCAAATCCACCTCTAACTGCTGCTTTACCAGTTGAACCACTACCCATAAAAGGGTCTAATGCAGTTCCATCTTTTGGAGTTACTAATCTAATAAGATATAACATCAAATCAGTAGGTTTAACAGTTGGGTGAAAGTTTTGTTTAGGTTGTGGCATCTTATTATTACCACTCATAGATGCAGCACCTAATGAACTACCACCATAGATTTCCAAATCAGATGAATGTGCATTATAAGTTCCTATTTGTTTTCCTTTGAAATCTTCTAATCCTTCATTCCTATCAGTTTTAGAAGTTTTTGGGCAATAAAAGAAACGAGATGCTCCACCTACATCACCAAGACCAGGATTACCATCTTTTACTTCTCCACTATATTGACCATATATTCCATTTTGACCAACTCCTTCTTTGTTTCCACTTCTACCACCTGTGGATTTAGATATACCACTTTGTTCATCAAGGATTTTACCTGCTTCTTTATCTAATATGATGTTTGCTGGAAATCTGCCACTTTCCACAGGTTGTGAATATTTACCTCCACCAAAATTACCATCTCCTAATTTATTTGTTTCACGATGAGTATTTTTTCTAATTTCCATATCATCTTTTGATTTATATGATATTCTACTCTCCTCTATATTAATACCACCTGTTCCCCATTCTAAAACATTATTAACTACTGTTTTTTCACTTAAAGGTTTTCTTGCCATTACGATTGGTTCGTGTGCTGGTTTAAGAGCAGTTCCCCAACCTTCGTATTGTGAGTTTCCTTTGGTTATATCGGCTTCTCTTGGTTCTCCAAATGCACCTGCACCAATGGTAGTTCTTTCTTCTGCTGCCTTTACACCTTTCTGTGAATGTATTTTTGTTCCAATTACTTCTCTTTCATTACCTTGTAGTTTATCTACACTCTTACCTATGTTATGTGATTTAGGAAACCCACTACCATATATCCACATTATCTGGTCTCTAATCTCAAATCCTGCATCTTCTACTCTAACTGCCATTCTGTGATAAGTTCTTGAACCTGCGAATGATAATAAATGACCACCTGGTTTTAATACTCTTAAACATTCCTCAAAGATTTCTTGTGAAGGAACATCGTAATCCCATTTTTTACCCATAAAGGATAACCCATACGGTGGGTCTGTAACAATAGAGTCAATACTATTATCATCTAACTCTTTAAGTTTATCTATACAATCTCCTAATATTAATTTCATAATAATTCTTTTTGTAAGGTATTTATCAATAAACCTATTTTCAATCCCATCTTGGTTTCATCGTATTCGAATTTATCCTCTAAACTATAAAGTAAATCAAATAATTCTTTTTGAGTTGTTTTTTCCATATCTTAAAAATTAAAGAACTTTTCTGCAGTTCTTTGTTCACTAATTACATCACCCCAACCAATCGCATCAAAGAAAACTTGAAGTTTATGTCCTAATTCTCTTTCAAAGATTTTAGTATGGTCAATGTAAGTAGCTAAAAATTCTTCTATCTCTGGTGGGTCTTTGTAACCTGTAAATGCTAAACCATCGATTCCTAATGGATTATCCTTAAGATATACCCATTTTACTTTATCACCACTTCTTAGTGGTTCGTATTTAAAAGGAGCTTTGAAATGTTTTAAACAATCATTATATAAGATTGCTGCTTTAACATGAGCAGGTGTTCCTTTCATAATTGAGAATCTTTCTCGTTTACCTTTACCTTTAGGCATATATTTCTTTAGGTTTTTTACTGCCGAGTTTTTAGCAATCTCAGATGTAGGTCTATTTATCATATTCTTTTTGAAATCTAAAACATAATCTGATATTTCTGTTTCACTTTTACCTTTTAGAATATCAATAAGAACTGTACCCATACATTCTTGGAATGCTTTTGGGAATGAACTTCGTTTAACATCCAATCCTTTTACATCTAACTTATCACATGGTACACCATTATCTGATATAATCCATTGTGCATATCTTTTCTTTGCTACCCACAATCCTGCTTTTGCAACATATTCTTTTTTAATCTCTAACCTATGTTTATCAACATCTACATTGAAAATCTTTTTAGATAAGATATTATAAAAATCATTGAGGTAATCTTGCATTTCTTCTGCAATATCATTTACATAACCAGCAATTGTATCTTGGTCTTGTTCTTTCCAATTAGGAAGTCGTTTATCCATTAAAGGAACTGCTGAGAAGAATACAGAATCAGTATCGATGTATATGTTAGAATCCAAATCAGGAGTACCAAGTTCCTTGTTGTACTTGATGTTAGCCATATCAGCAGTTGATTTAATAACTGTCTGTCCTGTTGTGGTAACAGCGGTAGCATTATCAACATCATAGAACCGAAAGGCAGGAAGCCCAAGCACACCATATAAAGAGTTAAGTAAAATCTTCTGAACCAACTGACGTTTGTGAAAGAAGGCATATTTTTCTTTGTTCCCCGCTTTTCCATATTTTTTCATTTCATTTTTATACTCAACTCGTTTTTGAAACCACAAGTCAAGGATACCTGGTATACAACCCACGGTATCTGTTCTGTAAAGTACACCATTTGATGCAATTGAGAACTTAGATTTTTCTAAATATTGTTTTAGATTTTCTTTTGAGATAGTATCATCTCCAATATAGTAAGTATCAACTTCACCTTTTAGATATTTCTGAACATCCCAATCTTGGATTTTACCAATCTTAGTTTCAGGTGAAATATTTACAGTCATAATAATAGAAGGATATAGAGATGTTAAATCTAAATCATATATCCATTCATATTTACCAACAATTGGTGCTTTTACATATGCTCCAATAAACTTCTCTTGGTTATTATCACGAATCTCTTGCATTCGTTCTTGTCTATCTGCTGGTTTATTTGGTGCAACTAAGTTTCTTCTTCTAAGATAAGTTAACATTGCTCCTTCAAGATACTTTGATGAATATACGAAATCTTCATATG